TAACCCCGCAAACGATTCTACTAACAAAGATATACCATAAGCCGCTATTGCTATACCAAGACCAATACCTACCGCTGCTAAACCAAATGCTGCTATACCACCAGCAGATATACGCGCCGCATTACCGGCAACTTGTAATCCGGGGGCGGCACCTGCGGCTAAATTACCACCAGCTGCCATTTCAGCGCCGCCAGCTGCTGCTCCAGCTCCAGCAGCTGCCATTTCTGTTCCAGCAGTGGCGGCAGTAGTGCCTGCTAATTTTGTAGCTATTGCAGAAAAAGCAAAAGCATTTTTCATAGCGGCGGCTGCGCCAACAACGGTAAATATTGTGCCAACTATTCCAGCAAGAACCGGTGTTAATGCCATTACTGTTATAATAACAGTTTTTGTAGTTCCACTTAGGCCATTAAACCAGTGCATTACTTCCATTAGGGCATCAGCTATTGGTTGAAAGGCTTGTGCTAATTGACGTACAGAAGCTTCTAGCTTATTAGCAACACTTCCAGCAGCCATTTGTGCTTTAATAAGCCTTTCCTGTGAAGCTTCTTGAGTATTCATATCTTTAGCCATGTCGGCAGAAGACTTACCGAACAAGGCATTTACATCATTTAAATTTTTTACTCCTAATGCACCAGCGACTGCTTTTCTTCCATATTTATCCATTGAATCTATATTTTTGCCAGAAACTTCAAATGCTTCTTTTAAAATTTTAGTGCGTTCTTCTTCGCTAGCTCCTACTAATTGTACAGCATTTAAATAATTGCCACCTAATATAGCATTTAATTTACCGGCTTTTTCTGCTGCGCCTTCAAAAGTATCAAAACCTTCACCTACTATTCCAAGTAGACTCTGAACTTCAATTCCAAGAGATTTGGACTGCTTTTGTAAGTCAAAGAAAACATCTACCGCTTTTTTACCATGAGCAGCTAATTGAGGCATTGCAGATCCAAATTCTTTCAACATTTTTGCTGGTGCTATGCCAGCACCAATAGCAACTTTAGCAATTTTATCTTGAACATCCATAGCTTGAGTAGCATTCATTCTAAGAGAATTAGTTAAAATATTAAAGTTCTGTCCAGTGGTAGCTACATCAACTCCTAGATTTTTCATTCGTGCTGCTGAATTAGCTAATTCTCCCTGTAAACTAGAATTAAGTGTAGAAAATGATGACATGCTATTTTGTAACTCTGCAAAAGCAGCTACTTGATCTTTATATAAAATACCAAATCCGCCCAAACTGCCTTTCATACCTGCCATCATTGCAGTAGATTGACCGGTGGCAGCAACGAATTGAGCGTTAGCTTCCATCGCTTCTCTTCTTTGTCTACCTAAAACATCTAAAATGCTACTAAAGCTCAATAACTGAGCGGCAGGGAACATACCACCGGAAGCGGTATTAGCTAAATTAGCTATATTTTGAAAACCAGAAGCTATTTCTTTAGCAAGACCGACGATTTTTTCGCCTTTTTTAATCATCTCCTGCTCTTTTTGTACGGCTCTTTCTTGATTGTTGATTGAGAGATTTTGTTGTTCTATTTGCTTCTTTTTATCTTCTATTTGTTTCTTTATATTTTCTGCTTGTTGTTTGTCGTTTTTATCAACTAACTTACTTTTTTGCACTAATTGCTCAAGCTCTAATCTGTAAACTTTATCTTGTTGTTTTAACGCGGCAAGTACTTTTTCTTTAGAACCTAATATTCCCTGATTAGCTTCTTTTATGGCATTTGCAGTATTAAGGTCTTCTCTAGCAAAATTAAGCGATTGTTCCAACAAAGCATTAGAATTATTAAGAGTATCAAAAATTTCATTTTCTACGTCTTTTCTTTGAGTCGCTAGTTTTAAAAGAGCTTCTTCAAGTTTTATACCTTCTTTTTGTGCTAAACTTTTAGCTTCTTCTAAATTTTTTTGTTCTTCATCACTTATAGCCATAAAAATATATCCCTAAAGCAGAACTTTAATTAAATAGTTCAACAAAAAAAATAGGCAAGAGACTATTCATCCCTTGCCACTTTTTATCTTCTACTAGCTCTTTTTATTGCATCACTTTCTTCTTTTAACTGGTTCATTAATTTGTCAATAAACCATTTTCGTAAACCTACAGGTAAGTTATAGCTTTCAAATAAACTAAAGCCGCCAAAGTATTTAAGATAGAAGAAAACTTCATATATATTTTGTTGATATTCGCTACTTAAACCAAAAAAAGTCAGCACTTAGCGGCACCTCTAGGACCGCTTCATAATCACATTTATTACAAACAAAGTTGTTTCTTAAATCTACATTAGGCACAATTTGACTATAAACACTGCGAATATATTTGGAGTCTTTAGCGGGCATACTTTCTATAGCTAATAACACAGTATTTTTATCCGCCTCTACGGATACGCCATTAATTGAAACAATCATCATTTTTAATTGTTCTACAATAACGGAATCGTTATCTTTTTTATTTTCAGAAAGTTTAAAAATAGTTTTTTCGTCATAACCATTAAGTGCTCGACATTTTACAGTCCAATTAGATTTAGGTAAAGTTAAAGAAAATAAACCATTTTCATCGATTGCAACATTTACTGGTTCTTTATTTTCAACTTGTTCTAGTTTTTCGAGAAGATCAAATTTATATTTAGTTTTAGTAGAACAAGAAGGACAAGAAACGGTAGTTTCATAATCAGAGCCATAAGCAGACATTCTAGCAGCCACTAGAACGGCATTACGATCTTCCATTACCAATGTATCAGTATTAATAGCCTTGTTGATTACAAGAGATTGAATAAGCTTGTCTAAAGCAACACCTTTCTTAATTAAGTTTCTGGAAGTGAGAATATCTTCCTCTTTGGCAGTCATCTGCTTAATCTCAATTGTTTCCTGCATATGCAGAGGGTGATGTTTTGGATAAAATCTTCCCTTTGAAGGTAAAGCAACAAATTCTGTTGGAACAATAAAATTTAATGTTTGTTGATTATCTCTAGGGGAGTCTTGTATTAATTGTTGCGGTGGATTGCTATCTTGTCTAAGGACATTAGCTCCAATTCGCTCTTCATTATTTCTCATTATATCCTACGCTTTCTTTGGTGGAACAAATACAACAAATTATATAGTATTATACAAATAATTTAAACACTATTTGTTGAATGTTTTATTTAATGAATTAAGAATATCAAATTCTCTTTTATTAGGTAATTTATTATCTATTCTTAACGGCGGTATAGGACGCGCTGGGGGTTGTAGTGTCTGTAATTCATCCGGAAAACCCGGAGTTCCTCTTTTGACTACCGAGTTGCCATCTTCGGATAACTTATAATCTGCCTTTAATAAAGCGTATTCACTTTGAGTTATTTTTCCAGCAAGCAGTTCAGCATAATCATAAGTTATATTCACTTTAATATCTACCAGACCTTCGTTTTCATAACTCAAGGAGCCAAAGTTAATTCCTGTAATAATAGCAGAATATAATTTCCATGTTTCTATTGTATAGCCATTTGCATCTACTTGATTAATTTCTATATTACTTAAAGGAGCAAGTGCTAATGAGTTATTGTTTTGAAGAACAACTAATTTTTGAATGGAACCAAAGTTACCATTATTATAGCCACTATCATAAATTAGTTTCATCAATACCTCTGGCAAGCTAGCTACGCTAGGCTTATCAGACGGCACAGAAACCAGTGTAAATTCTATTGGTTGCCAAACTAAATTTTTTGGATAATTATATGTGTCATTAATTAATACGTGAGAGGTCGTATCAATCTTGAAACTTGGTTTTTGTATATCCTTGATGGCCCAACTATAGCTATTATCTAAGTTAGGCTCACCAAAACGTACAAACCACCTATTCTGTCTGTGAGGCTCTTTAGAGCGTTGTGACCAAAAAGCCATTTAGACCTCATTTTATGGGAAACCGGGAGAAGTGGTGCCGACTAATTCATCTGCTGCGCCGCCTGCTTCACTTGTTGGTGTATTTAATTTAGCCCAATCGTATTTAACAGTAGTTTGAATTTCAACAATTTCTTCGTTTGAGTAATCCAAAGAACCGAATTGAACGCTAATGAAAAAAGGATTATTTAATTCCCATTGTTCAATTGTAGTTCCTTCTGGGTTTAGCTGTTCAATGTACAATTTATTTCCCAAAGAACCGTTGAATTTCAATTTACCAATAGTAGATAATTGACTAGGTGATAAATTATCTACAGGAACACCATAGCCAGCTTTTACTAAAACATCATTTAATAAAAATGTGGCATCTGGTTGGGTGATTGAAGCAAATGTCATGCTGATATCTTCCCATTCCAAACGACCGGGATAGTTGAAGAAGTGGTTTAAGTATTTGTGTTGTATGCTGCCAATCTTTGCTTTTGGTTTATCTACTTTTTTTAATGCAAAAGAAATACCGCTTTGCAAATTTGGTGAAGCAAATTTAACTACCCATCTATATTGTCTTTTAGGTTCTGGTCCCTGTGAACTCCAAAATGCCATTTGTTTATCTCCTAATGTTATCTACTAATATATATAGTATCTAATTCAAAATTTTAATCTGCGAAGCTAGCGCCTGTATTTGTAATAACGAAGTCAAGAGCGATAAACTCAATAGCGCGGGTTGGCTTCAAAAGAATCTTGGCGTATACTATGTTACGATCTACTAAATCAGGTGTAGTGGTTGTTTCATCTAAGATAACCTTATAATCTGATAAACCAAAATTAGACTTAACTGTTGCTAAGAAAGGTTGAACAAGATTTAAGAATCTTTTCCACGTTACGTCAATGTTTGGATCAAACAAAACAGTTGTAGCCATGCGGCTAACTTCTTTCTTCAAATAGATCATCAAACGACGAACGTTGATACGATCTAAAGCACTTGGAGTAGCTTGAAGAGTCTTTTGACCAAAAATGACAATTCCTTCTGCTGGGAATGTGGCAATCGGATTTACGTTATTTTCATATAAGGCATCACGATCTTTAGAAGAAAGGCGTAATGCAGTTTGTAGAACCGGTAAGCCAGCTGCGCCGTCACTTAAACCACCACGGTTAAAGCCCGCTGGGGCGAACCATAATTCTGTTTTCTTTTGTGAAGAAGAGAAGGTTCCTAAAGCAATAACAGAAGGTGGAACCCAAACTTTATTAGAATTAATGGTATCACGTACTAATACCCAAGGAAAATAAGTACAACCATAGCTGCTATTTAAACCACGATCCTTCATACGTTGAACAGTGTCGGCTACACTTGGAACGGTGTTTTTATTTTCTGGATCGTAATCGGTAGGAAGATCAATAACTGCTAATGCATCACCTCTTTGTTCACATTTATCAATTAACAAATTGGTTAATGAT